CACGGCATTCTCAACTGGAGGTTGGCAATGCCCTACCTTCAGACCGCCGCCGCGACCGAGTTGGAATCATTGGTATCTATCGCTCTGCCATCGAGGGGTGAGGGGCAAGAGTGGGATGAAGCTCGCCGGGAAGGCTGCGAATCGCCGCTGGAACTCCGGCTACTCAAAGCGATGCGGGTTGCCGGACTGCCGGAGCCGCTGAAGCAGCACGAGGTCTACGCCTCGCGCGGCCTCCTGTTGACGCGCGCCGACTTCGCCTACGTCACCCCGACGCGCATCCTTTATTTACGCCGCCGGCTTAGAGTTCCATTCGGCCATCCGCCAACGCATCCACGATACCCGCCAATCGAACCAACTCCAGACCGCACGTCCATCGAAGCCCGACTGACTGCGTCACGCAACTCCAGAATGCGCTGGGGCTGTAAAGGGTTATCAAATGGAAACGCGACACGACAACCACATTCGCAACCGCGACATCGAATACCATTTATACCTTGATCTTCCCGCAACAACCGGGGGCAGCAACTGTTCTTCAAGCCGGGCGAACTCTTGCCGGTTGGCAACGCTTGTCGTGACCGGGCAGTTCATTCGGAATCGAGGCTAGAAGCAGTAAAGCCCGCCACGGCGGGTGCCGGGCGGGCCAGTGAGGAAGGCGATTCGATGCTACTGGATGCGGTACGTCCTTTCGCCGCCTTCGGGCTTGAAGGACTCGACGGTGAATCCAGCCTTCTTCATCGCGCCGGCCATGAACCCGCGGACTGTATGTTTCTGCCAACGCAAGGACTTCATGATCTCCGAAAGGGTGGCTCCGTTCTTCCGCTTGAGCATCGCAACCACCTGGGCCGTCTTGCTGCCCTCGCGCGGCGAGGCGGGTTCGTGCGCTTTCGCAGCCTTTTTTCCCTTGGGCGCGTTTTTGGGCGCGCCCGTGGCCAACCGTGCGCCGCCCTTGGCCTTACGTGCCGCTTTCGCAGGTTGCGGCTGCTCGGGCGCGTCCAGCCCCTGAATGCGCTCCCAGATCCGGCGGATGGCCGTGTTACGATCCTTGAACTTCTTCGTCGGCGTGACGCCAGGCAGGCTGTTCCAGATGGCGACCAGCCGTTCCGCCGGCCAACTCTTGACAAGCTCCGCGAGTTCCTGCTGGCTGTTGAAGCTGTCGAAGGGGGTTGAGGTTGCGGCGGCGGCCTCCTCAGCAGTGCCGTGCGCCGTAATGTTGTTGTCGTTGTCGATGGTGAATGTCATTTTGTATCTCCTTTGTTCCGCGCTCTTCGCGGTCATCACATGGATCACTCCGAACCGCTTGAAAGGCAAGGCAATTGTGCCGAAAGCCGACAATGGCGAAGGACTGGCGATGAAGCTGGCCTGGCTTATGGCTGCTGATGCTTGGACCGGCACAAGTTCAGCCGCAAAAGCGAGCACCAATCGCAGGCTTGTTGTTGCGCCAGAGCATCGAGGATGACGCCGCGCGGCGGGGGCGAATCGTGGTTCTGGTCATCGGAGCCGATGATGATCTTGGCGACGACGAATCCCCAGTGGCTCGAATGCTCGCCAGCCTCCTTGAGCGTCGGCGCGTTCTTCCTGCAAGACATACCAGCACCGATTCGTTTCGGTTCGATTTCATATGACTACCGGGCCGTCGTCGAAAATGGATTTCCGGTACTGTGGCTTAATCATAAGCGCCCGGTTCAACGCGGTCACCGTCGCTGAGATACCGTCGATGCGCTTGGCCGACTTCATGCGCTCGGGCTTTGAGGGCTGGCAGTTATCCTTGTGGTCATACTGTAGCTGCAGGCAACTAGCCATCCAGGTGAGCACCGGATTGTTTCCGTGCCGCAACTTTCCATCGGCATAGGCGCTCAGCAGGAACTTGGTGGGATGGCTCAAGTGCAGGAAGCTCTGTTGGATTTCCACGACCGGCACGCCCTCGTCTTGCAACTCCATCGCCTGGGTGCGGAAATTGTAGCGGTCGAAGGGCATCTCGCGCAGATCGAATACTTCGCGCCCCCAATGGATGCGCCGTTTTACGGCCCGCAGGTCAATCGCATTGCCTGGGGTCGCCTCAATGAAACCGCGGCGAATCCAATCGGCATAAGGGACCCGGCAGATGCGCTCTAATAGGGGCACCCGCTCTTTGGGCATCCAGAAAAACGGCAGGAGAGTCCAGATGTCGCCATCGGTAGGCGGGAAGACGAAAGCCACCGCCGTTAGATCCGTGGTCCAGGAAGCGTCCACGCCGGCACAACATGGCTTATGCAGCAGCCCCCACTCGCGGGCCAGCCTGTCCGGGTCGTACGCCGGCCAATCGCGCAGATCCTGGCCGCCGCCACAGCGCTGCCACTGCGCCATGTCGATGATGGGATCTTCCTGCGCTTTGATCGGCACGTTGAGGTGGTAGCGCAGGTACTTCGAGCGTTCGGCGGGCTGCGCCAGTGCCTTTTCCAATTCACCGACGATGGCCGAGTCCTTGAGGAAGCCGCCGAGGTCTTCATGGCTGGGGTTGGCCGTCAAGCGCGCTTCACGCGATTTCCAGTACTCCGGGTCGCTCTCGATGCGCTTGGCGTCGGCTTCCCAGATGGCCGCGTAGAAAGAGTCCGATCGCAGCGAGCCGTCCAGGACCTGCTTGGCGCGTTGATACTCGCGGAACCACAGCTGCGATTCGTATTCGGCGCCGGCGGTGGTGATGCCCAGGTCGATCGGCTCCTCGCGCGAGATCATGCCCTTGGCCAGCACGTCGCGCAAGGTCTCGGCGCGCGCCGACTTCCACCGGTGCACTTCGTCCCGAATGGCCAAACTCGGTTCGATGCCGTCCTGCAGATCCCCGTCGGCCGATAGGACCGCGTAAAAGCCCCCGCCATCGCGCCGCACAATGCGCTTGGTGCTCGGGAGCACCTTAAGCTTGGCCTGCAGATCCGGGTTGGCGCTGATCAATTGCTGCGACGAACGGAAGACAATCGCGGCTTGGTCCCTGGCCGCCGCGGCGCCGTAGACTTCGGGATTGCGTTCGCCTTCCATGAGGAGGTGATAAATCGGCAGGCCGCCGATCAGAAAGCTTTTGCCGTTCTTCTTGGCCACCGAGACGTAGCCGGCACGGTAGCGCCGCTTGCCGTCCTCCGGACGCACGGTGCCGTAGAGTTCCCTCAAGACCTTGCGCTGCCAACCCATGAGGGTATAACCGAGCGGCGGGTAGAGAATTTCTGAGAAGAACCTCTCGATCTTGCACGCCCGGCACTGCGGCTTGCCGTTACGCCGGATCTCGCACCAGGTCTCGGCAGCGCAGTACGCGCACTTTTCGGGGCGATATTCAGCCACACAGCTTAGCCTCCAGGGCATCCATCGTCTGCTCAGGCAGAGCCGACAGCCGCATGCGCGACGACGGAGTTAGCCCGAATTCGCGCGAGATCCGGTTGATGACCTCCGCTTGGCCGTTGATGATCCCAATCAGCGGAGACTGTTGGATGTAGCCGCTGGGGGTCTTCATCAGCAGGCCAGAGCTACCTGCCTTGGTGGCCTTTCGCATGTCCTTGTGCGCCCGTCCCAGGATGGAAATCGCTTGGCACAGGTTGCCCAGCGCGACACCGTCCGCCTCCGTCAGCACCCGCATGGCGAGCAGGATCGGGACCAGCCGCTTCCACTCCCGGCGAGCCTCGCTATCCAGATAGCGCGGCATGTCCGGTGCGCAGCCCAACGGCTTTGGCTCGTCCGCCGGCAGGGCTCGCTTGGCCGGGTTTCCCTCGAGCACGCGGATGCCGCTCGGTTTCGGTGCTGGTCCCCTGATCCCCATTAGCGTCCTGCCCCTGGTTGTACCCGAAGCGCAGCCTCGGCAGCCAGCCGGCGACCAACGCTCACCTGCTCGAAGCTCTGGCCGGTCTCCGCTAGTCTCGCTTCGACCCCGGTTTGGTTTTCGGTCATGCGCCTCACCACCACGTCGCAGTATCCCGGACTAATCTCCATGCAACGCGCTCGCCGGCCCGTGCGCATCGCCGCCATCAGCGTCGTTCCGCTGCCTCCGAACGGATCGAAAACTAAATCGCCAGGATCGGAGAAAGCGCGGATGAAGAACTGCGGCAATGCCACGGGAAACGGGGCAGAGTGCGACCCTTGGTTGCTCTCGGTGGACGCCTCGATGACATTGGAGGGACGCGCGATCCCGTTGAAGTGGCCCTGCGCATCGCTCTGTCGCGTCTTGCGCATGCCCGCGCCCTTGGCATTGGCTTCTGTAGCCATCCCTCTTCGACCGCAGCCGAGCAAGCCACTTCCGCTGGCAGATTTTGGATTGCCCGGTGAGTAATCGAAACAATCCTGGGAGAGGTGGCCGACGGCTGCG